GCGTCAGCCACTTGTTGCGAATGGCAATCTCATACGCCTGGTAGCGGGTCGTGATGTCGCTCCGCAGCAGCCCTTCGACGAGGAACTCCGCGTACAACTCGCCGTCCTCGGGGAGCACGTCCCGCTCGATCGCACCCTCAATCCGCCGTAGCCACGGGGCAATCGTGAACTTCTCGAACGACACCATCTCGCTCTGCAGGTTGCCCCACGTCGCGCGGCCTAACTCCTGAATCATGTGCGGCGGCATCCGCCAGATGCGGCAGATGGCCAGCAGCGATTGCATCCACAGCTCGGCCAGTTGGCTCTCTTGATTCGTGGCCGTGATCGTGTCGGCCTTCAGCCCGTTGCTCAGCACCGCCGTCTCGCCAGCGTTCCTCGCCCCCTTGTGCCGGGCGTTCCACGACTCGCGGAGCCCACGCCGCTGCTCCTCGTTAAGCACTTGGTCGGTCGTCAGGATCAGCCCCGGCTGGGCGTTGTTGCGATAGAACGTGGCAGCGTAGCCCTCCAGGCTGCGGGCCAGGCTGATCGCATCCCGGCCCAACTCGATCGGCACCTCACCACGAATGCCATCGAACGAGATCCACGAAATGTGGCAGATCTGGTCGTCGCGGTAGATCGTCTGCCGGCCCGTCTTCGGGTCCGTGAACAGGTACGTTTTCGTGCCTTCGTCGTCCGCCTCGACCTTCATTTTGGCCGGATTCAGCGGCCGCAGTTCGGTCACCTGCCCATCGGGGCCGCGGAACTTGTACTGGTAGGAACTGCCGTAGAATCCCATGTGCAGGCAGATTTGCTCGACCCACTGATACCGGGTCTGGTAGCGGTTCGGCTTCTTGGCGAGCACGTTGTAGATCGCCAGATCCTTGGCCCGCTCCGACGTGTAGTCGTCACGCTTGCGGTAGACGTGCAGCGGCAGGCAGGCGACAGTCTCGGCCACCACGCGGGCACAAGCCATGTAGGCCGCCGTCCGCATGGCGGTCTCGGGAGTCACCCGCACGCCAGATTCGGAAGCAGCCGCAACCAAGTCATCCCAGCGGGACATCCGGGTCTCGAGCCAGCGGATCTCGGGGAGCGTCGCATCCATGCGGTGTTCACCAGAAGGAAAGTTCGGGCATCGCCTGCGGCGTCAGGCTTTCGCCCATGTGCGAGCCAATCGCCATTACCAGAGCCACCATGCCGTCGATGCGTTCCGTGCTCTTCGCTTTGGATGGCTTGATGTTGCCGGCCGAGTCGCTCTGTACCGCTACGTTTCCTGCTTGCCAGCCTAGCACCGGATGTCCAGCGTGCCGCAGTTTGCCGTCGATCGTGAGTGCCTCCAGACGCTTCGCCGGGGCACTCATCGACGCGAAGCCCTGTCCGAACATTTGCACTGGCAAGGATTCAGCCACGAGCTCCTGCGCGAGCATCGTCGCGTTCCATCGGTCGATGGCTATCTGCTTCGGCTGGAACCGCCCGCAGAACTCCATGATGTCCCGCTTGATGGTGGCGTAATCCGTGCTCTTGCCGTCCGTCAGACGCAAGAATCCGTCCCTCGCCCACTGGGTGTAGGGCACCCGGTCCGTCCGCTCCCGCTCAGCGGCATTCGCCTCGGGGCACCAGAACATCGGCACCACGTCGTACCGCCCCGACTCATCGGGAAACACAGCCACGAATGCCGACGTGTCCCACGTACTCGCTAGGTCCAGCCCCGCCCAGAACGGCCGCCCCTCCAACGGCTCGAGGTCCACGCCGCAGGCCGCCCACTGGTCGGGACGAAGGAACCTAATATCGCTGGTTGTCGGTATGTTGAGCCGATATCTCAGGAAAGCGTTCAACTTGGTCGCGGAGTTCTCGGCTTCCTTGCAGTCAGCGGCGAATGACTCCTCGCTGATCGTTTCGCCGAGCGACGGGTTCGCCTTGTGCCAGATCTTCGGCGACTTCCAATCGTCCTCCCGATCCGCCGCGTAGATGCAGCCGAAGAACGACGGGTCGAACGTCGGGTCTGCAATACACCGCTCGGCGTAGTCGTGCTGGTCGTACCAGAGGTGGGTCTTGTTCGCCTCGCCAGCCGTCGTGATCGACAGCACCAGCGGCTGACGCCGGGCAGCACCGCCGTACCGAAGGGCATCCCACAGCCGGCGATCGCCCCGTTGGGCGTGCAACTCGTCGAACAGCAGGCAGGAGATGTTGAGCCCCTCGGCCCTGAACGCATCCGCCGACAGCACCCGGTAGAACGAGTTGCTGCCGCGATGCACGATGGTCTTCCGCGAGTCGAGAACCTCCAGCACCTTGGACAAGGCCGGCGACGAGCGGACCATCGACGCGGCTTCCCGGTAGATGATGCCAGCCTGCTCGCGGTCCGATGCCGCACCGTAGACCTCGGCGCCGGCTTCGCCGTCAGCAACCAGCATGTAGAGGGCGATGCCGGCGAGTAGCGTGGACTTGCCGTTCTTCTTGGGGATCTCGATGTACGCCTGGCGATGCTGCCGCGTGCCGTCAGGTTTCAGCCGGCCGAAGATCTCGCCGAGCACGTACTTCTGCCACGGCAACAACAGGAACGGTTGCCCGGCCGTCTGGCCCTTCGAGTGCTTTAGCACCGTCTCAAAGAAACGGTACACCCGGTCGGCCTTCGCCTGGTCGATGCCGGGGCGATGCTTAGCCGTGGGCGGCGAAGAACTCTTCGAGCTCGTCCTTTTTGACTTCGACTTGCGTGGCAAGCTTCGTTCTCGACGAGGGATTGAGGCCAAAGTCAGCCTCTAAGACGTGGAGTTGTGCCGCTAATTTGTGGGCTATCGCAACCTCTGGACGCTGGGCGATGTACTTGATGTCGCCCTTGTCGTTCAGGATCGGGTACGTGTCGCCCTCTTTTTGGAGTTTCGCACGGGTGGCAAGCCACCATTCGTATGTGTCGCAGTACCTCGCCAGTGCCTCGATGTCGGCCTGCGTCATCACTCGCACGGATTGAAGTAGCGGCAGCACCCTGCCCCAACGCTGACGAGCGACCGGGCCGAGGTACTCTGGCATCTCCACCCCAGTCTGCGGCGGCGTCGGCTCAAGTTCGTTGAGGCGTCGCTTTCCTGGGTTGCCACGCAGGATCTTCAGCTGCGTTGGAACCGGCGGCCTGCCCTTCCTGGCCATGACCTACCCCCTATGCGACTTTTGCGGGCGCGTTTTCGTGCTTCCCGCACGTGATTAATATTCGGCCCAGTAAATGTTTTTCGCCGTTTCGCCGCTAAAACAGCCTAGTTTGGCCTATCCGCCTTGCGTGTTTCCTGACGTTACACGACAAGCACGCACACTGGCAGTTCTGTTCGACGTGATCGCCGCCCTTAACCATAGGGATGATGTGGTCAAGACTTGCTGTCCTCGGATGCAGCCTTCTTGTCACCTTGTGCCGCTTGGCCTTCCTCAGCACGGCGCGCCCGCACAGCTGACACCGCCACCCGTCACGCTCAAACACCGCGCGGCGCGACACGTTGGTATATCGCACCCCGTACAGCATGGCTCGGGACTTGAAGTCTCCACGGTGCAGGTTGCACTGGTCGCAGGACGAACGCCCCCTCCCGTTGCGATTGTCCGCCTGGATGTCGCAGCGACAGTGCTTGCATGACCTGCCAGCAGACACTGGGCGTAGGCGGACGCCAGTGCGACGCTGGTAGGCGTCCCTCGTCCTTTGCCTCCCGTGCTCCAGCCCGCACGCCTTACTGCACGTAGCCGTGCTTCTTGCTCTTCTGCCTGACACGCACGGCGTACCACATACACGGCACTCAGGGAGATCATCGAGGCACGCCCCGAGAAGCATGCCGAACATGCCAGCGATGATACTGGTGGCCTCGCCCATCTTTTCGCATTGACGGCAGCGATAGGGAGCCATGCCGTCATCAACCCACAGAACTACTCCGCACGCCCTGCACCGGTGGCCATTATCCCGCAGCACTTCGTATTGCGGCAGGCCGTGCGTAAGCGCCTCTTGTGCCGCTTTTAGGCGTTTCCTGCGAGCCTTGTCTCGCCTTCTCGTCTCGGCATTCTCGTGAGCTCGCTGGCAGGTCGGGCAACGCGTCCTGCGACGGTTGCGAGAAGCAGGAATATCCGTGCCGCAGGAAACGCACGGCACATGATGACAGTGAATGCTCATGCACACATGCTGTCGCATCCGTCAAGCCTTCTTGCGTCTCGCTACATGGCCGAACGCGCCGCCCTGCTCTTCCATCACGGTCTTGCGACTGTGGCAGCTGCGGCAGAGCGTCCGCAGGTTGCCCATTAAGTCAGACCCGCCCGCCACCTTTGGCACGACATGGTCAACGTGGGCCTCTCGCCCCGTAACGATCCGGCCGCATTGCTGGCACTGCCAGTTGTCTAGGAGCAGCCTTTCCGCCCGAGCGAGCCTCCACGCTCGCCTTCCGTATCCAGCCTGCGACTGATTCCTGACTGTGCCGCTGTTCGCCTTGGGCTTCCTGTTCACCCACGGCGGCTTGAACGTCGGTATTCGGTCTGGCACGTCAGCCCTTGAAGACGGCGGTCCCGATGGTGCCCGTGCTGTTGGTGGTGGCCGACAGCAGCTTGATGAACTGCGTTGCGAACACCTCGTCGGGCAGGGCATAGGCACGGCCGTCGGTAGTGGACGCGGCGAGGGTCACCTTCACCACGGCTCCGTCCTTGTCGTACAGCTGATAGAACGGGCCGTTGGTCGTGTCGCTGGCCCAGATGTTGATCTGGGTGGCTGCGGTCACCATGGTGCCGACCTCGATCATGCCGCCTGCCATGTCGAGCATGGGCAGCGTGTTGGCGACCGAGGTGGCGGTCGAGAGCGTGAACGCGAACGTCTTCGACTTGCGGCGGATGCGGACTTCCGACATGGCTATGGCTCCTGGTGAGGCACGGGTGCGGCCCGATGCACGGCCTTTCGCTTCAGCCTACCCTTCGCCAGCGACTCCGCCGGAGGTTGCTCACCGCACACGGACCGGCCAACCAGGCACCACGTTGAAATCCGACGGCGCGGGTTGCGGGGACGGCGGCGCCTGCAATCCTGTCATGTACTCCGCCTCGGTGATCTCCTCAACGGCGCCGCTGCCGAGGATCTGCGGCAGGATCGTAGCGGCTGGCTCCCACGTTGCGAACTCGTCATGCACCGCCAGTACGACCCGCCCTGATCCGTCCCTGGGCGATACGGCCACCGGGTCAAAGCATGTCAGCGTCCTGCCGTCTGCGGACGGATGCCCCCACGCAGCGTCCAATTGGAGCCGGATCGTTTCGTACAGCGACAGGTCTGCCGTGCGAAAAAACCTCATGACAGCGACACTCCCCACTTTTTGGCGAGATACTTTTCGACCGATGACAGTTCTGAAGCCGTCAAGGTTCTGCTGTACAACAGGATTTCGGCTACCACGCCAGAAAAATATCTTAGAGTTGAGCCGTCTCTGCCAACTTGAAAGACTGCATCAGTCTCGTTTGAGCCGGACGCAAAAGTCCCAGCCTGAGTCCCCTGGGTGCCGTTGACCCGCACCGTAAATGTGGTTGCGTCGATTGTGGCCAGGACGATCTGAGAACTAGCGGCAACAGCACCACCGACGGTGCTGTTAAACAGCGCATTTCGGTACGATGCCGTCCATCGATTGGGAGTTGATCCCGTATTGACATTGACGCCATTAGCAGATGAACCGCGAGCAAACAGCACTGCCTCAAAATTGGACTTTGTGTCAACCATTTCCGCATCAGGTATCACGGCGATTGCGTACGTTACATACCCAGACAGTGAATTTGCGTTGAAGGTTGTGTTGATCTGGTCATTGGTGCCGTCAAAATACAACGCGCCTTTCCCGTTCATTCCAGACGCTCTGTATTCAGGGCGATTGTTGGCGGTCGTCTGCGTGGCCGTAACCCCGCCTACCTTGCTATTCCATTGCGACACAGCGCCGCTGACTGTCGTGATCGTGGAGGCGTCAGCCCCGTCAAGCCATAGTTGCAGGCTGC